CCGCCCTGGAGACAGCGCAGCGGGAGAACGAAAAGCTACGCGGCGCGCGGCGGATTCACGAACTCGACAACCACCATAACGCCGCGCTGTGCCCGTATTGCACTCCCGACCTCGAAAAGATGCGAGCGGCGCAGCGGGAGACGGTGATCTGCGCCGCAGTGCGACTGGCGGACGGCTACATCGTGCGCGGACATCGGCACCCGGACGCCATGGAGTCGGCGCGCGGCATCCCGCGATACGCAGAGACGCGCATCACACAGGAGATGCAGGGTTTCATCACCTCGCGCAATCGCTTCGTCTCGCGCAAAGAGGCGGCGGACCTGTGGCGCGCGGATCACCCCGCGTTCACCGGCGACACCCTGTTCAGTGAGGACGTGTACTGATGAAGCGCTACGAGATGCATACGAACGCGCTCGGCAGTTCGATGGAGCCAAGCGAGGACGGCGATTGGGTCTATTACGAAGACGTCGAAGCCGATCTCACCCGTCTCCGCACCGAACGGGAGGCGTTGATCATGCGCGCTGAATACTGGCGCGGCGTCGCGCTGGCGTTTGGCGCAACCGACACAGAGCCAGTCTTCGGTGGGCTGGATCGCCTCACCACGGGACCGGAGGATGTGAAGTGAAGAATGCCCGCGCCGTTGCCAAGCGCATCGCTCGCGACCTGTTCGTCAAGGGCAGCGGTGACCGCGCTGAACGCCTCGTCCTGACCATCGACGGCCCGCCGAAACAGGATCTCGGCGGCTGGTCTGAACGCGCGATGGCGGATCGGATCGAGACGCTCTTGCGCCGCCTCACCACGGGACCGGAGACGCCATGAGCGCGTCACTCGGAGGGCGGATGCTGATCGCGGCGTTTGGCCCACCGGGCCTGGACGAGCGCTCTGGCACGCGCGGAGCGTCGCGGCCGCCGGCGCTCGAAGGGGCAACATCATGAACGGCACGATAAAGTTTTCGTGGCGCGGCGAGCCGATCGCTGACATCGAAGCGTGGGCGCGCGAGCGGAACGAGCCGATGGTGTGGCTTCCGGAGATCCGCAGCGGGCTGGCGGGGCTGCACGTGGTGCTGATCAGGATGCCGCGCTCCTTCGCGGATGCGTTGCCCACGTTCGAAAGCAATCCGCTGCGGTCGGTCCAGCGCGAGATTCTGGGAGAGAAGCTGACCGCGAGCAGCGGTGAACGCGCCCCGGTATCGCTAGGACGCGGGTCGCGGTGTCGGCGAGAGGGACTGACGTGCCCAACATGACATCCAACAGGCTTGTTCAGACCCCATGAAGCCTGAGACCTTGATCGCGATGGCGTTGACGGAAGCGCTGGATCAGCAGCGCGAGGTGGCGGGCCTGAGCTGGGACGGCTGGGCGCAGGCGAGCCAGGTGTCACGCGCGACGATCTTCCGGGTGATGAAGGCGGAGGATCTGAAATTGTCTACGCTGGAAAAGCTCGCCAAGGGCGCGGGCTGTCGGCTGGAATGGCGGATTGTGCGGGAGGTGAGCGAGTGATGCGCGAGGTAATTGTGCACTTCACAAAACCTTGGCCCGATTCGCCTGAATTTCGCGCAGCCACCGAAGGGGCGAGAGAAAACCGGACTTCGCAAGTTCGGGTTGGCCTGGCCCTTTCTTTCGCCTACAATCTCGGCCCATCGACAAACTCAGCCGGAAGGATGCCGCTACCCTCGCGACAGGAAACGCTCATCAAGCGAACTGACGCCTCGCGGTGACACCCGTCCGGAGGATCAGCTATGACCGAAGAAATTTTGGTGCGTTACCTGTTGTTCTTGATGGCCCTGGCTGGACTTGGCGTTGCGTGCTGTGGCCTACGCGCCTACTTCCGCGACGCCTCTCGTCAGCAAACGTTTGCCGTCCGAGACGAACTTTTTGACGAGGAGCAGAAAGAGCAAACGGTCAGCGAGTAGTCGTCGGGTAACGGAGACTCGCTGACCGTCTACCGAATCGGGCGCGAACGCAGGTTGGGGCTGGGTCCTTGGCAGGCTTGCCCCGCCGGTGCGATTACCGGCCGCGTCCACCACCGACTGCATCCCATCTGTGAGGACAAGATACGTGTGTACTTTAGCGCGACCGCCACCATAACGCAAGTACAACTGCTTGCGTGGGACTGCCGACATGGTGCGCCGAGCGCACAAGGCTAACGTCGAAGTGTTGATCGTGTCGCCCCGCATCGGGGACGTGTGAATGAATCTGCCGCCCTACCGGCTCACCCGCGCCGATAAAGCCGTCTACTGGGCCTTCGCCCTCACGCGCTACTTCACAGGCGTTGGCCAGCCCATGCCGTGGGACGTGTGGCGGTCCTACCTGACTCGCCGCGCGGCCGGCGCAGGCGTCTGGGCCGCGTGGTGGCACCCCTCCCCCTAGCGTACGCCCACCCGCGTCCCACCAGTAGTCGCATACGCGCACCTCACTAAACGCGACTACTGGTGCTGAGCTGCCCTCCAGATGCTTGACACTGTGAGGGACGTGACAGAAACAGGCCCAGCCGGTGAGCGGCTCCTGCGCGCGCGCCGTGGCAGTACCAGTCCCCAGCATTGCCCGGCCTGCGATCAGCCCATTCGGATCGCCCTGTCGCTCTCCCGCGGCACCACGCTCTACCTGACCCGCGACGCGCGGCCGGTGTGGAGCGCCGAGACGATCAGCCTCTATCACCCCGCCGATCGCCACCGCTGCCCCAACAAGCCGCGCTTCGCCCAGATCATCCTGGACGACCAACATGCCGCCTGGATCGGCAGCAAATGGGCCACCCGATGAGCACGCTCCAGCAGCACGCCGAGCAGCTCCTTGAGAACGCCGGCCTCAGCACGCCGCCAGCGCATACCGACCCGCCGCGCGACGACGGCCCCGGCTACAAACGCCTCACCCATGCGCAACTCGCGCTGGTCCTCGCCCTGCGCCGCGAAGGCAAGTCGCAAGTCGAAATCGCCCAGACACTTGGCGTCACTCAGCCGAGCATCAGCCGTGCCCTGCAGCACTTCGGCACCGACACCACCGACCTTGCCGTCGAACACGCCAAAGCCCGTGCATACCGCCGAATCAGGCGCTTGGACGCATGGACGGAACGTCGCGACAAGGTCGGATTGGAAGCGGCGAAAGAGCTGAATCGCATCGCCGGGATGGGCGAAGGCAGCAAAGGGCCGACGGTGCAGGTCGGGATTGTGCTGCACGGCGGCGCCGACCCGCTGGCGCAAGTGCAAGTAGGACAGACAGTTAGCGAGGCTGAGCCGAGATAACAGAACGCACCTTATCAGACCCTCACGGAAACAGGCGTGAATCTGCGGGGTTTCGCCTTCGCTGCTCGAGAGTGAGGGGCGAAAGCGAAAGGAAAGCGGCAGAGGGGCTGAGGGGCAGACGGGGTGCCGGGTGGGTCCGGCGCACGAACCGGCGGGGGGACCCGACGGTGGGGCGATGGCGCTCCTGAGGCTCCAGGGCGCAGACGGTGACGAGGTTGGGGGGGTGGGCGGCTTGCGGGCCGTCGAGGCGGGGAGCGTGACTGGGGCTCCGGTGGAGCGGCACAGCGCGCGGTGAGGGTGAGATGGCGGAACTGCGACGGTTTTATCAGCCGGTGGATTTCAACGAGGCGGTGACGAAGGGCGGGGTGGCGATCCCGACGATTTCGAGCACGTCTACGTTGACGAACAAGACGTTGACGAGTCCGACGATTGCGACGCCGACGATCACGGGGACGACGACCTGTGCGGCGGTGGCGTCCTCGGGGGCGGTGACCTCGTCGAGTGCGACGGGGGGCGTGGGGTATGCGACGGGGGCCGGGGGGACGGTCACGCAGGCGACGAACAAGAGCACGGGCGTGACGCTGAACACGGTGACCGGCGCGATCACGATGAACAACGCGGCGTTGGCGGATGCGACGACGGTGTCGTTCACGGTGACGAATTCGGCGGTGGCGGCGACGGATGCGGTGGTGGTGAACCATGCGTCGGCGGGGACGGCGGCGAGTTATCTGGTGTGGCCGGACTCGCTGGGGGCGGGGAGTTTCAAGATCAACGTGCGGAACGTGTCGGGCGGGTCGCTGGGTGAGGCGATCGTGCTGCGGTTCGCGGTCATCAAGGGTGTGAGCGCGTAATGCAGGCCATCGTGCACAGCACGAGCGGGCTGGCGGCGTCGGATACGGCGCCGCTGCTGATCAAGTTCGCGGTGATCGATGCGGCGACCAGTGGGGATAACACGCTGGTGGCGGCGGTGGCCGGGAAGAAGATTCGCGTCGTGTCGTTGTGGCTGATCGCGGCCGGGACGGTCAACACGCGGTTTGAGAGTGGCGCGAGCGGCACGGCGTTGACCGGGCAGGCGAATCTGACGGCGCAGGCCGGGTATGTGCTGCCGTTCAATCCGACGGGCTGGTTCGAGACGGCGGCGGGGGCGCTGCTGAATCTGGAGCTGAGTGCGGCGGTCAGTGTGGACGGGTCGTTGTCGTACGTCGAGGTGTGATGGGACGCGTGCCGTTGATGGGGGCCGGGACGGCGGGGAGTTCCCCGCTGCACGACAGCCTGATCTCGTTCTGGAATCTGGACGAAGCCAGCGGCACGCGGAATGACAGTGTCGGCACGAATCATCTCACCGACAACAACACGGTGACGCAGGCGGTCGGGAAGATCGCGGAGGCGGCGCAGTTCACGCGGGCGAACAGTGAGTCTCTGTCGATCGCGAGCAATGCGACGCTGGTGACGGGGGATATCGATTTCACGTTTGCGGCGTGGGTGTATCAGGACTCGTCACCGGGCGCAGGCTCGACGTATTACATCGCGTCGAAGGCGCCCGAGTGGATTCTGCTGGTCGAGAACGTCGGGAGCCGGCTGGATTTCTACATCAACGACACGTTGCGGGTGCGAGCGGATGCGTTTGGGGCGCCCCCGACGGCGACCTGGTATTTCGTCGTCGTGTGGCATGACGCGACGGCCAACACGATCAATATCCAGGTCAATAACGGCACGGTGAACTCGCAGGCGACCGGCGCGACGGTGCCGCCGACTTCGACCAATCCGTTCTATCTGGGGCAATACGGATCGGGCGCGACGTTTTGGGATGGCCGGATCGATGCGGTGGGCTTCTGGAAACGCGTGCTGACGGCGGCGGAGCGGACCTCGCTCTACAACAGCGGCAACGGGCAGCAGTATCCGCTGAGTTGATCATGCCGACTCCGGCCGAAGTGCGGGCAACCGTCGATACGTGGCTGGCGAACCGCTGGGCGACCGTCGTCAGCCGGCAGGCCCTGTATCAGGCGACGCATGGCCGGTACTTTCAGGGGTTGTGGACGCATCGCCTGCTGGAGCCAACCGACGGGATCGAGCAGGCGCCGGATGCGGCGCTCGAGAAGCCGAGCGATCAGGCGCACGGCTGGAGCGATCTGATCACGTTGCCGGCGACGATGCCGTGCATGTTGAAGCTCGATGCGTATGACGGGCCGCTCGGGCAGGGATTTGTGGGGGTGGTGCGGGTGAAACTCGGCACGGACTGGTGGCGCCGCAGCCAGAATCACGGCCCCGAGACGTGGCGCACCCGCGCGTGGGCGCGCCAATGATCACGCAGCAATCCACCGCCGTCTGCTGCTGGTGTCAGGGTCCGTTGGTGCAGGTCGCCGCCGCGCCGGGGATTTGGTGGTGTCTCACGGCGGCGTGTCGCGATCAGCAGCTCGCATGGGGCTTGTCGCGGCAGACCGTGACGACCCAAGGCCGCCGGCAGAGCGCGACGACGGAGCGGTTGTTCATTCCGACGCCGCGGCAGGTGCAGTACTTGGCGTGCCCCGCAACGAAACGGCTGTTTGGCGGCGCGGCAGGACCGGGCAAGAGCCATGCGGCGCGGTGGGGGTTGTATCGCCAGTGCCGGCGGATCAAGCACTTCGACGCGTTGATCCTGCGTGAGTCGATGCCGGAGTTGAGGCGGTCGCATCTGAAATTCGTGGAGCGCGAAGCGGAGTTGATCGGGGCCGACTTCAACAAGAGCGAGAGCGTGCTGCACTTCCCCGAGACGGGCGCGCGCATTGAATTCGGGCATCTCGAAGATACGAACGCCCTGCAGAAATTCCTGTCGTCGGAATACGACCATATCGTCGCGGATGAGGGTTCGACGTTTGATCCCGACGTGCTGTTGGAAGTCTCGACGCGGGCGCGGTCGAGTAAGCCCGAGGTGATCGCGGCGGGCGGGGCACGGTTCGATGTGGTGAGTAACCCCGGTGGGCGGGCGGCGACGATGCTGCTGGATTTCTACATCGATCATCAGCCCGATTTCGACAAGTACCCGGTCCTGCGGGAGTATTACCGGCCTGAGGACTGGGCGTACATCCCCGCGACGCTCGACGACAACCCGTACATCGATCCGGCCTACGTCCGCGCCCTCTCGATTCTGAATCCGTGGCGCTACGAACAGTTGCGGCATGGCAACTGGCGCGTGTTTGCCGGCCAGTTCTTCGGCGCGTGGAATGACCGGAAGCATGTGCGGGACGTGTCGCTCCCCGATCCGCACCAGGCGACGTGGTATCGCGCGCTCGATTGGGGCTTCCATGACCCCTGCGTCATCGGCTGGTTCGTGGCCCTGCCCGATGGGCACTATCACTGCGTCGGCGAACTGAAGCTCAAAGAGCACACCATCGCCGAAGTCGTCCGCGAGGTGCAGGCGATGGATCGGACGCTCGGCCTGCCCAAACCCGTGAGCGCCACGCGCACCTATGCCGATCCCGCCGTGCGGCAGCGGCAGGGGCAGACCGGCGAATCGATTCAGGAGACGTTTGGCAAGTGCGGCATGCCGCTGATTCCCGCCGTGAACGAACGCAAGAACGGGTGGATGCGGCTGCAGGCGCTCTTGAAGGACGCGCCCGACGGCATCCCGTATCTCACGTTCGCGCCGGAGTGCAAGTATCTGCGGCGGTCGATGGCCGCGGCGGTGAGCGATCCGAAGGAGCCGGATGATCTCGATCAGCGCATGGATGATCACGGCCTCGACATGCTGCGGTATTTCGGCATGAGCCGGCCGGCGCCGGTCGTGCGGGACGCGCGCGTGCCGCCGCCGCCCGGATCGGTCGGGGCGCTCCTGGCGGACGCGATCGCGGATGCGACCGGCACGCGGCCGGTGCTCGGGAGTCAGAACGCCCGGAGGGCGGCATGACGCCGGTCGCCCCGCCGCAGCCGATGCCGCTCGAAGGGCCGAACTCGATCGCGTTCTGGCGCAGTCAGATCACGGCGGCCGAACAGCAGATCCAGGCGATCGCGGCGGCACGGCACTGGGACGACAACATCCAGGCGTATCTCGGCAAGGGCCTGGCGACGCAGCCCTCGCGGGACACGGTGTGGGTCAACAAAGACTTCACCCTCGTGGAAGCGAAAAAGGCGCTGCTGTTTTTCCAGACGCCCGATGTGGCGGCGCGCGCCGAACAGCCCGCGTTCGAAGACGCCGCGCCGCTCGTGGCCGCGGTGGTGAACTGCTATCTCAGCCCGTCCAAGACGCACGCGAAAGCGATGGTCGATGAAGTGCTGATGGACGTGCTCTGCCCCGCCGGGATCGGGGTCAGCAAGATCGGCTACGAGGCGTTCGCGGATCCGCAGCAGCCCGAGGTGACGGTCCCCCATCCGGCCAACCCCGATCTCCCTGCGCTCGGCCCGGACGGGCAGCCCCTGCTGGCCCCGAATCTCGTGCGCGAACGGTATTTCTGGAACCGCATTCCGCCCAAGCAGTTCCTGTATCCGCCGACGTGGCACGGCTCGGACTTTGACACGGCCCCGTGGATCGGCTTTCGCTACGAACTCGATCGCGTCGTCGCGGAACGGCAGTACCAGCTCCGCGAGGACGTGGGCGGCACGTCCGATGGCACCCAGGCGGCCAAGGATTTGCTCAGTTCGGACGTGTCGCGGGCCAGTGACGCGAGCGCGACGCCGAAAGTCACGCTGCATGAGATCTGGTACCGCGCGTCGGATGTGGACCCACTGATCGGCGATCCCGAAATCGTGCGCCAGTTGGTGTTCCTGGAGGGGCGCGAGCTGCCGCTGGTGCATCGCGACAGTCCGTATCAGGTCATCGCCGAGGGGCGCTGGGTGCGCGGGATGCGCGGGTATCCGGTGCATCCCTTGACGCTGCGGTATGTCAGCGATCAGGCGATTCCGCCGAGTGATTGCACGATCTCGCGGCAGCAGGTCGATGAGTTGAGCAAGGGCCGGTCGCAGATGATCCAGCAGCGCGATCGCGCCGTGCCGCTCGTCATCTACGACACGTCGCGACTGCCGGAGGACGCGGTGCAGAAGGCCGTCAAGGGCGAGACGCAGGAACTCATTGGCGTGCCCGGCCTGGACATCGCCAGTCCGCCCGCCATGAGCCTGCCGCGCGGGCAGTATGGCCGCGAGAATTTCACGTTCAACGACATCATCGATCGCGACATCGCGGAGTACTGGTCGCTCGGGCCGAATCAGCGCGGCGTCGATACCGACACCCAGCGCACCGCCACCGAACTCGCGATCATGCAGTCGGCCACCGACACGCGCATGGATGCCGAACGCGCGAAAGTGCTGCACTGGTTCGCGCGGGGCTGCGAAAAGCTGTTGTCGTTGATCCAGTTGTTTGCCGATGCCGACGACTACGCCCGGATCGTCGGCCCGGACGGCGTGGAACGGTTGCAGGTCTGGAGCAAGGCGGACATCGCCGGCAGTTACAGCCTCTCGCTGGCGCCGGATTCCGCGCAGCGGCTCGATGCGGTCGCGGATCGGAAACGGGCGCTCGATGTGTTCGGGCTGCTCGGGAATGATCCGCTGATCGATCCGGTGGAACTGCGGAAATGGCTCGTGCTGAAACTCGGCATGGATGCCAACAAGCTCGTGAAACCGCCGCAGCCGAAGGGACCGGAGCCGCCGCAGGTCAGTGTGGCGATCAAGGGCGAGGATTTGGCGCCGACGATGCCGCAGTACGTGAACGTGGCGACGCTCTTGGCGGCGCGGGGGATCGGCGTCGCCCCGCCGCAGCCGATGCAACTGCCGCCGGGGCAACCGCCGACGAATCCGGGCGGCGTCCCGCCGGTCAGTCCGCTGAACAAGCGGTTTGCGGATCAGAGTGGGCAGTTGCCGGGCGGCGGACAGACGGGGAATGTCGGAGGCGTGGCGGCATGACGGACACCTGTGATCGCTGCGGGGCGACGCTGCACCTTGGCGAATGGCCGTACTGTCCCCACGGGTTTCCGGCGCGGCCGGGCGGCGTGGCGATGATCGACGATCAGCTCACGGGCGGCGCGCGGTTCATCGAGAACCTCGGGCCACAGCCGGTGTGGGTGGAGACGAAATCGCAACTGCGCGCGGAACTGGCCGCCCGCGGGCTGATGCCGAAGGTCCAGCATGTCAGTGGGCGCGAGAGCGATAAGAGCGCCCATACGAGTCGGTGGATTTGATGGGGATGCTCGATCGATCGACCGCGCAGATCATCGGCCCGGACGGCACGCCGACCACACGGCCGGTGACGTTCCTGTCGTTCGACGACGCGACGACACTCCGGGCGTATGCGGCGTGGCTGGAGCGCGAACAGTTGCTCCGCGATCTCTACTGCGCGTCGTGCGGGGAGCCGTGCGAGGCGCATGTGACGGCGGGCGATATTGGGCTGATCTGTCCGTGCCGGATGCGGCTGTGGAAGGTGTCATGAGCGCGATTCTCTCGCCGAGTGGCGGACTGGCGACGTTTCGCGAGCGGCTGATCGCACAAGCGGATGCGGAGTTGCTGCGGCGGTACAAGACGCTGCTGGCCGCGCAGGGCTTGCGCGAAGGGCTGTGGTGTGAGCGGTGCGATCAGGCCGGCGCGCATGGCGGCGTCAAGGCGATCGTGACGAACCAATCGATTGAGATCACCTGTCGCTGTACGGGGCGACGCTACAAAGGACAGACCTACTGATGAATCTCACGGTGTGGGTGTCGCGGGCGTGGGCTCGGTTAACGGCGCGTGGGTATGTGCGCGAGCGGTTTCATGACGCGACGCTCTACGCCTATGTCATGCGGGGACGTGACGCGCGCCCCATGTTGATCGTCGAGGCCGACGCCGACGATGGGTGCGTGTATCGCTTCTCCATGTCCGTGGACGGCGATCTCAGTAGACGCGTGAACGATGTGGCCGACGGTATGGCGCGCGTCCGTGCCGACGCCAGCCGCGATCTGGAACAGTACCGGACGTGCGTGACTTTCGTAGCGTGGAAGACGTTGCACCGCGCACTGTCGAGAGAAGAGAAGGCCATGTTTCGGAAATACGTCGAGACCACGTAACACCAAGATTTGACCGTTCGGCTCGGCGCGGCTGATCCCCGCGCGACACAGGTTCCCTGAGCCTGCCGACGGACAACAGGGACACACCGGATCAAGGGCCGTGTGACGCACGAGAGGCGATCTCTCGACGTTGCACGGCCCTTTTCGTTTGTCGTCCCTGCGCTTCTCGTTCGCGTGACCGTCGGCCCCGTGTCAGAGGACCGGCAGTGAGAGTGACCGTATGAGTGACCAGACCCCCACGGGCGATATGGGCGCGGCCATCGAAGCCGCGTTTTCGGCCGCGACGCCGGCAGCCGACCCCTCGCCGTCTCCGACCACGCCCGCGTCCGTGTCAGCGACGCCGGAGACGCCGAGTCCGACACCCGAGGTGACCGCCACGGAGGTGGAAGGGCAGGCCGTGCCCTATCCCCGCTTCAAGGAGGTCAACGAGCAAGCCAAAACGCTGAAGGCGCAGATCGAGCGCTACAAGTGGGCTGAGAAGATCAAACCGGAGCACGCGTCCGAACTGGCCGCGTTCTACGAGCGGATCAATCAGAACCCGCTGGCGCTGCTCGACGAAGTCGAGGAACTCGCGCGCAACCCGCAGACCGCCCCGATGGTCAAGTCGTGGGCGGCGCGCACGTTGGGGACACGGATCGCCGCCGCTGCGCAGGCGCAGGCGACACCCGCCCCGGCCGACCCGGAACCGCAGCCCGATACGTGGGAAGTCCTGGAACACCAGGACGGCACGAAAGAACGCCGCCCCGCGTATTCGACCGCGCAACTCCAGGCGTGGCAGACGTGGCGGGAACGCCAGCTCGAATCCAAGTGGCAGCAGCAGATCGCGCCGCTGCAGCAGTCCGCGCAGCAACTCCAGCGTGAACGGACCTTGCTCACCCTCAAGTCGCACGCGACCGAGGCCGGCCGCGCCGAGCTCGACGCCATGCGGCAGAAACCGCACTTCAAAGAGCACGAGGCCGCGATCAAGGCCGCGATGCTCGCCGACGCCCGATTGTCGCTGAAGGATGCCTACCTGCAGGTCATCACCGAGCAGGTCATTCCGAAGCTCACGCAATCGACCGTCGCGTCGTTGCAGCAGAAAGTCGGCGCGAGCAGCGCCAATCCGTCGCGCCCGAGTGGCGCGGTCAGTGGGCCACCCAAGACGTTTCGAGACGGACTCGTGGCCATGTTGGGCGGCGCGTAACCCGCGCGCCCGTGTAGAGGGGCATCATGCCTGATCCCGATCTGGGACAAGTCACCGCAACGGTGTGGGAAAACGTCATCGGCAAGGAGCCGAATGACAACGTCTGGAACTCGCGCGCGTTCTTCTTCTCGCTCGCCGGCGGCGGCAATCCGGGCCTGAAGAAAGGCGTCGGTTTCGAAGGCCGCGACGCCGCGAACGGCGGACGCGTGTTCGATTTCACGCTCGAATACGCCGAGAACACGAACTTCCACTCCTATTCGGAGATGGAAACGCTCGACACCACGCGCGTCGATACGTTCGACGCCGCGCGCTACGACTGGAAGATCAACGCCGGCACGGTCGTCTGGAGCGACCTCGAAGAACTGCGCGCGCAGGCCACGAGCGGCAAGATCGATCTGATCGAAGCGAAGCTCGAAAACGGGCGCCAGTCGCACATCACGTCCATGAACCGGCAGTTGCTCGGCGACGGCACCGGCAACGGCGGCAAGGACATGAGCGGCATCAAGAACATCATCTCCACGACGCCGACCACGGGCACGGTGGGTTCGATCAACCGCGCCAACTTCGCGTTCTGGCGCAACAAGCAGACGAGCGGCGCGCAGACCTCCAGCGCGTTCGACAACCTCCGGTCGGCGATGCGCTCGATCTACAACCAGTGCTCGCGCGGCGGGATGATCGATGCCCCCACCGCCGGCTTCACCACGCGCCCGGTGTTCGAAGGCTTCGAATCGCTCTTGATCGCCAACGAGCGGTTCACGGTGGACGACAAGAACAACAACGGGCAGGGCGCGTTCGCCAATGCCTCGCTGAAGTTCAAGGGCGCCTCGTTGTTCTACGACGAGGATCTCGACACCGACAACCTCTATCTCTACAACCCCAAGTTCCTGAAGCTGATTTACCTCAAGGGGGCGTGGATGAAGATGAAGAACAAGATCGAGCCCGCGAATCAGCTCGCGAGCGTCCAGAAGTTGTTCACGGTGGCGCAGCTCGCCACCAATCAGTCACGCCGGCTCGGCGTGGTGTCCAGCATCACCTGATCGAGAGACCGGGCGGACAGCTTCCTCAGTCCGCCCCTCAACGAAAGCGAGAGAACCCATGCCCCTGATGCAAGGTGCCGCACAGCTCTTCGGACAGGACGCGTTTTCGTCCTCGTCCACGCAACTCCACGCCCTCGGCACGCGTGGCTACACGAAAGACGGCCGACGCTTCCGCTACGCCGTCATCGGTGCGACCGATACGGTCGCGGGCTCGCTCTACCAGGGCGCCGCGCCGATCGCGAATCACCTCGCCAACACGCCGCCGGCCGTGGCGATTGGCGCGACCTCCTTCTCGTACACGCCGGGCGCCACCGCGGGCGCGGCGAACCTGTACGCGGAGGGGTATCTGCAGGTCGATACCACGCCGGGCAATGGCTACACGTATCTCGTGAGCGGCCATGCGGCGATCTCGGCGTCCACCGCGTTCACGCTCTATCTGGTCGATTCGATCCAGGTGGCGCTCACCACGTCCTCGCGCGTCGGCCTGCGTCATCACCTGTGCAAGAACGTCATCGTCTGCCCGACGACGAAGACGGCGCAGGTCGTGGGCGTGGCGCCGTGCGTGATCACGGCCGCGCAGTACGGCTGGCTGCAGACGTGGGGTCCGGCGTCGTGCCTCATCAACGGCACGCCCGCCGTCACCGCCCCGGTCATCAACAGCGCGACCACCGCGGGCGCGCTCGATGTCTGGGACGGCACCGCCCAGGCGACCGCGTCGATGGTCGGCGAAATGATGCAGGTCGGCGTGAGCGGCAAGAACAACTTCGTGTTCCTCAAGATCGACTGATGGCCGAGACCCTCTCGGAACGCGACGCGCGGACGATCTGCACGCAGGTCGCGACGCATCTCACGAAGCTCGGCGCCCGCGTCGAGGCGATCGGGGTGTCGCTCGAACCCGAGGGGTTTTGGTTTTCGGCGCAGATCAACGGCGTCGTCGTGTGGGTCCGTCGCGGCCAGGGCAACTGGGAGTATGCCCGCGTCGCGGCGGACCTGTACGGCTCCGCGCTCGAAGGACGACTCGCGCAATTCGAGGAGCGGCCGACCGATGGCACCCCGCCGTTGACGGCCCTCCCGCTTCAGGAGACGCATGGCGAAACCCCATCCCACTGAGCCGGCGGTCGAGACCGCTCCGGCACCCAAAGACGGCAATACGAGCTTGGCCGAGGCGCTGCTCGAAGCCCTCGCGCGCTTGCAGCCGCCGGCCCCCGTCGGTCTCTCGGCGGATCAACTGCAGGAGGTGCTCGCGCACAACGCGCAGGCCACCCGCAAAGCGCTGCGCCCGGAGAACGAACGCCATCCCGACGTGAGCGCGTTTAATCCCGAGGGCGAACGCGATCACCCGCGCCCGAAGCTCGCCCGCAAGGCGTTCTTCGCCGGGATCGAACTCAAGGAAGACGAACTCACCCGCGCCGAGATCGAGCTGCTGAACCGCTTCTCGCATGCGTGCCATGCGCGCAATGGGCAGTGGAAGGCGGAGATTCGCGACGGCGCGCTGCTGTTGTCGGTGCCCGCGGCGACGACGGATGACCGCATGGATCTGCCGAACGGCCTGAGCCTGATTCTGCGGGAACTGCTCGGCGGCGAAAAGGCCGTGGATGCCGAATCGCTGGCCCAGCGCGTCGCGGAACTCGAAGCGAAACTCGCGGCGGCCTGACCATGACGTTTCTGGAGCTGCAACAGGATACGTGGCGACGCCTGAATAAAGGCACCACGCCCGATACCGCGACGCAGACGCGCATCAAAGCGTATCTGAACCAGCGGCATCGGACCCTGTTGACGATGCCGGGTCTCGATCAACTGCGGGACGCGACGACGACCTTCGCCAGTGTGGCGGACACGTCGCGCGTGGCGCTCCCGCAGGCGATCGCGCGGGTGAACGCGATCGTGGAGACGACGGAGAACCGGCGCCTGACCGAGCGGCCGTTGGACTGGTTGCGGACGGTGAATCCGCAGCAGGACAGCGGGACGCCGCTCGTGTTCGTGCCGAAGGGCTATGAGGCGTTCGCGAAGCCACCCTCGAATGCCTCGGCGATCTACGTCAAGTCGGACAGCGCGAGTGATACCGGCACGGCGCGGATCGAAGGCGTCCGCACGGGCGGGTATCCCGCGACGGCGAGCGTGACGATGACCGGCACGACGGCGGCCCAACTCGGCTCGCTCTCCGATCTGACGCAGGTGGACAAGGCGTTCGTCTCCGCGGCGGCCGTGGGCTACATCACGTTCCATGAGGACAGCGGCGCGGGCACGGAACTCGCGCGCATTCGGCCGGGGGCGTATCGCCCCTACTACTTCGTCATCGAGTTGTGGCCGACGCCGGCGGGCGTGCTGACCTACACGGTCGATTACACGCGCGAGATCCTGGACATGACGCAGGACACGGACGAACCGCTCCTGCCGCCGGACTTTCACGATCTGTTGTCGATGGGCGCGCGCTTGGATGAATACGAGAAGACCGACGATACGCGCTTCGGCGTCGCGGCGCAGGAATGGCAGCGCAAGTTCGAGGCGCTGCAGTACTGGCTGCACGGGCGCGCCAGTCAGCGGTTGATCCCGCAGGGGCGATCCAGCCGCATCGGCTACAGCGATCTGGGCGGGTGGTATCCCGCGGACGGGTATCTGTCGTGATGTTCGCGATCGACCTCTCGGCCGCCGATCTGGCGATGCTGCACGCGGCCCATGCGGTCGTGATGACGACGAGTGATCCCGTGATGCCGTTTGACGACTGGCTGCGCGCGCAGATCCGCGTCCGCACGATCGACAGTTTGCGCGGGCTCCTGCGCGAGCAGATCCATCGGGCCACCGACACCCTGGACGACGACGGCATGGCCGCGGTCGGGCGCGAGATCGAGAAGCGCCACAAGGAGAAGGCGAAGAAGTGAGCCGCGGCGTCC